CTTTTACTTCCTGTGCCGAAAAATCTGAACCTAAAAGTTGATATCTTCTCCTTGTTCTAATCATTATTTTACCTCCACTCTAATTAATCTATCTGTAGTTGAAGCACTTATACTTACAACTTTTTCTCCATTATCTAGAATATCACCAGCTTGTAATTCTGATACCCACTTATATGAGCCGTCTTCCATTAGGCATTCTTCCTCAATAGGTATTTCATACATACCATTAAACATTTTATCAAACTCATTATAATTAACAGTAGGCACGAACATGCACCTTACTGACGTTATTTGGCCTCTGGCTGGAATATTTTGGAAATTTGGTGAAGTTGAACTAAATCTACCAGTTACAACGTTTTTATCTTCTCGACCTAGTTGATTAAATTTAGGATGGACTCTGTCATCTCTAGGACTTGCAACTAAAGGTATAGCATCTATATAAGTTCCTAGATATTTCTCATATTCTCTTTTCTGTAAAATTAAGTTAACTAAAGGTAGTTTATCTGAAATTGACTTCAATGTTTCTTCATCAACCTTCTTTTTACCATCACGTCCTACTTTCAGTACTTTTAATACATCATATAAGAAAATACCTAATTGGGTTGAAGAAGTTAATTCAACAGGATCTGCTAATTGTTCATTCATTGATTTTTGAACCTTACCTAATTTAATAGGGTGAAAATTAGCTTCTGGAGTATTTCTCCAGTTATTAATAATATCTTTATAAGTTTGCATTTCAATATCAATTTTATTGTCTACTTCTGATAATCTTACATGGAACTTTTTACTAAGTCTTTCAGAAAATGGTCTGTCAATACCAACACCTCTTATTTCCATTTCAGATACAACAGTTACTACAGGCATTTCAATATTTAAGAATAGATTATATAATTTCTCATTACCTAGTTTTTCATATTGAGTCTTTTGATATTCATATAATTTATATGTTTCATAGGCATCAGTAGCCGCATATAGTGCAAATAATTCTGGTGGATACTTAGGGAACATTTCTACATTGAAAAGTTTTTCAATACTATATTTTTCCTGTTCAGGGTTTATTTTATTAGCATATTGATATTTAAGTCCAGCAGGCTCATTTTCATTTAATAGTTGAGCACCGATCATAGTATCCCAATAAATTGGCAATCTAATTCCACAGGTATAATAAATTACTTTATAATCAAATTTACCATTATGATAAATACATTTTGTTTTATTATCAACTAATCTTTGTAATTGATCTTTTATTTCACTTTCAGTTATTTGGTTTTCTAGTCTAACTCCCGAGTAAGGATCTTCGTGATTAATTGGTATATAAGCATTCTTCATTCCAGGAGTATATAAACATAACCCAGCAATTTTACATGTATACGGATCTGTTGCTGGTTTATCAATATCATCTCTAGTACCAATTGTTTCGGTATCTACAGCAATAATACCATTTGAAATTGCTTTATCTATATACGATGAAAATTCATTAAGATTATAAATACAAATTGTATCATCTTTAAAATGTCCTAGAATTCTGTTTACTTCTTCTGTTACTAATCTTAATTTTTCATCAAAAGGAACATCGTTAGAAGCTAGCTGTTTATCAAGAGTAACTTCTTTAACCTTCTTAGGAGATCTTAATTTATTTAATATATCTTTTGTGTTATCTAAATCAACTGTAAATTCATCAAATAAACTTGATTGTAATATAGACATATATTTACCTCCTTAATTAAAGAGAGGTAGGTTAGTATCCTACCTCTAATATTGTACCTTTCTAGGCATAGCTGTTTGTTGAACAGGTGATGACAATGTAACTGACTGATTACCGTTGAATGGTAATTCATCTGACTTTGGAGTAAATGTTTGATTAGGAGCTTCTGTTTTACCAATATTAGAAAATCCTGTGATTTCTCTTGCAATTACTTCTAGTTCAGTTTTAGTTTTATTTAATACGTTAGTTCCAATTAAATCATATCCTTCAAAAGCTGAAAAGTCTTTTGGATATAATTGTGAATTATAAACTTGTGGATTACCAAACATAATGTCATAATCTGTTTGCATATCTCCAGCAGCACCTCTACGTTTAATCTTAAATACACAGTCACTAATATCACCGTATTCAGTGATTAAATTAGCTAATGTATCCATGAATTTAGCTGGTCTATCCCAGATTCTAGCATAAGGTGTAATAGAACCATCTTCATTACGAACATATTCTAATAACTTTACATAAAATCTACTTTGTAATTTTACACCAGCAGCACATAATGGGCAATCAGTAACACCATTTCTTAAATCATTAATACAATTAATTTTTTTGAAATGATCTGCTGATGTACCTGGATGAACTGTTAATACTTCAAATTGTGATGGGTCTGAGTAAAAGAATCTTACGATTGATTCATCACCGTCATTCTTTAGTTTGAAGTTCCACAAAGACCTAGGGCCTTCAAAATTTCCGTTAGTTTTTTTAGCAGGTTTATCTTCCTGCATCTTTAAATAGTCTTCTCTACTGATATACATAATTATATGTCCTCCTTCTAGTTATCTAAACTATTTTATAAATATATAATATCATAATTATTTAATAATGTAAACTAATTATGTATTAAATAAATTCTTTACTACTTCAGGTTCATAATCATTTATATCCTTACCGTTAGGCATTTCAATTTCTTCTATAATAGAATATTTACCTAAAGCTTTCTTAAATCTTTCAGCTCCTTTATGCCCAGCATCATCACCATCTAGACATAGAGTATAATATTTAATTCCAGACTTCCTTAATAGATTATATTGGTATTTAGTACCTGTTCCGAATAAAGCTATTGAAGGAATACCAAGACTCCATAAATATAGTGAGTTTATTTGACTTTCACATACAACAACATTTTTTACCTGTTCTTCTAATATCTTATATAATAAATAGACAGGTTTATTTTTAAATCGTGGAAGTTCATATCTTTTAAATTTTATCTTTCTTTTTGTAAGTCCTATTAGATTTCCGTGTTCATCTCTTACAGGAAATACTACACATTCAGTGTTAGGATCATACTTGATTTCAAATTTATTTATTATTTCATCACTTAATTTTCTCTGTGTCATATATGGATGATATGATTCAAAAGTATTTAGAATTGATTCAGGTAATATTTCCTCTTGTTCATTATCATTATTTTCAAGTGATACGTAATTAATATTTATCTCTCTTTTTGTATAATCACCACCATAATGTGATACTAACCACTTAGATGCCTCATCTTCTGAACATCCCATACATGATGCTACTAATGATTGAAATGGAGCTGCTGTACCACAAGTGAAGCAGTGTGAAACACCATCAGCTCTTCTAACATAGCAAGATGGCCTAGATTCCAATCCATCTTTATGCCAAGGACAAGTTATTTGAACATCACTCTGTCCAGATTTCCTAATAACCGAAAGTTTACCATTAGTAATTTCATGTCTTATATCTAAAAGAATATCAAATACATCTTTATTAAGAATTCTTCCATTTACTTCTACCATTAAAATACATTGTCTCCTAATCCGTTTGCTTCATCATATGATGGCCCTTGTGAATATCTATTTTGAAGTTCTGCTACCTTTTGTTCACCTTCAGAACCTGATGCATCTTCTTCTTCAGGAATATATTCAAAAGTTCCTTTATCTAAATTTATAGCATATTTAATTTTCTTAAATGATCCACCATCTCTTGATTTTGTAATATATACAGTCATAACATTTTCATTCTGAGATAAAGATAAAATAACCGTACTATCTTGAGCTATTCTATCTGAATTAGAAACATTTTCTGTTCCAGCAAATTTACCTTCTTCAATAGCAGATCTATTTTGTTGAGAAATAGTAATTATTGGAATATGTTTTGTAACTTGTAAAATCTTTATATCTCTAGAAATATTTGTAGCTCTATCCCAAGTAGTTTTGCCACCCCTATCATCATCTAATAATGAATGTTGGTCGATGAATAATATATCTAAATTATATTTATCTACAAATCCTCTTAATGCATTAACTCCACATTTACCATCTATCATATCTCTAGTTAGAACATATAATTTACCTTTATGATTATCTTTTAATTCATCTAAATAGTTTTTATAATTAACGGCTATATCTATATTTCCATGAATCAATTTCCCGTTAGATAAGTGTGACATTAGGGTATCAAACCTGTATCCAATCTTATCTACACTCATTTCTCCTTCAAATACACCAACAGTTAAACCTCTTTCAACAGCAGCTGTTATAGACTTAATCATTACCCAAGTCTTACCGATACCTGATCTTGCTTGGATTGTTGCATACTCTTCTTTTCTATCCCATCCGCCAATAATCTCATCTAACTCTTTGAATCCTGTAGATACATAATATTTTTGTATGTTATTGCATTTATCAATGTATGAATCATATCTAGAAATATCACTAAGAATATCTATAGCCTCCATCTGCTTATTGCTACCAATTTCATTTAGTGAATTTGTAAGATATTGAATACCCTCATCAGTCTTTCCTGATTTTAAAAGTTTAATTGCTTCATTAATTGACTTTACAGATAAATTTTCTTTCTTTTCTCTAGTTAACTCAGATAATAAATAATCTACAGATTCATTTACTTCTATTACCTCAAATTCTGGAAAATTATTTAAGAATGTAGCCAAGTCAGGAATTTGATTATATTGTTTAAAATGATTATAAATAAAATTAAACTCTTGTCTTAATTGTGGAAAATAATCACTAGTAAGACCTTTTATGGTTATTAAAGTACTATCACCTGATTTAAGAATAAAATTTAATACTTGTAATTGAGTAAGCAAACTAATCACCAACCTTTCCTAATGATCTCATATCACCACCTTTAAGTTCTATGCAATCTGATAAATTAATTACTCTACTAGATAATCTCTCACCTACATATGAAGCTAATTCTGATGGTTTTACATTAGAAGTATAAAAACAAGATCTTCCTGTTGATAGTCTAGTATTAATATAAGAAAATAAATGATCTAGCTCAAAGTTAGTACCAGCTCTAGTAGTAAGTTCATCAAATACAACTAAATCACAAGTTAGTATATTTTCTTTAATATGTTGAATATAGTCACTCTTCTCAGAAATATTATCTTTTAAAGCTAATAAGAATTGTGGTACATGAATAAATAATGCTTTACATTCCATATTACATTTAGGCCATATAGAATTAAAATATGATTGAACAAGTTTAGTAACCCACGCAGTTTTACCGTTACCCACATTCTGTGAATATAAATATAAATTCTTTCCATATCCT